ATCATATTGTCCTCGAACTGCAGGAGATTGGTGTAGCGGGAGACCCAGTGCAGCGGGTTGTCATAGACCGCGACAACATCGAGCAGATCCGGCGCAAACGCTCTGTCAGAGCGCGGACAACGGCACGGGAGAGGCCAAGGCGGCCACGGCGGTCGTGGCGGTTGAGGGCAGCGCGGGTGGGAAATCTTGAGGTCGTCGGTCATTAGACCGCGGTCTCCGGGGTCGGGATATAGGGAAGCCGCCAAAATGCACGGCGTTGTTGAACACATTTGTGCAGGTCGCAATCGTGCGATCGCAGCCGGGCAGCAGTTGGAATTCGTCACCATTTGCGACCGGTGAAAGAAAGGCAAGCTTGACCGTGACCGTGCCGCCGCTGACGAACCCGGCGACTGTACGGCTGTATCCCGCATTGGCTCCGGTGGTCCCAGTGATCGTCCCGAGGCCGAACGGCGTTGTCGAGCTCGGCGCGCCGGTGATGACGGTCTGCGTCGAGCCGGCGCCGGCGGAAAACGTCACGGCGAGGCTGGCACGGTTGAACTGGCACATTGGCCCACCAAAAATGTGCGTGCAGGAGGCCTGCCACAGCCGCCGTGGCATCTGGATATTGAGCAATTCGAGATGTGAACGGCATTTCATGTCGATGCCGGTACGGCTGCAATCGATGTCGGAAATCCGCCCGGAGAACAGTACCACCGTTCCCAGACTGGTATCGCCGTAGGCCGGCATAAAGGCCCTTTCGAGCTGCAGCAGCGCGCCGTCGAGCTGACCTTGCCAGGCCGCCTCCAAAAACGGTAAATCGCCGATCAAGTCGGTTGGTTCGGGATAAACATTTATATCGAGCTCGTCGACTTGGACACCGATGACGACCTTCGTCTTCGAGCGCTCGAATTTGGGGCCCGATGCAAAAGTCTGACCGTTGACAATAAGCGCAGTCGGCGCTGCCGAATACCGCAGAATTGATCCGCCGACCAAGGTGAAGGTATAGAGGTCAGCCATGATAAACTGCTCGCTGCCGTAGAGCAGCGCGGTCAGGGCAGCGGAAGCTGGCTTCACGACCGCACCGAGATAAAGGTGAGCTTCTTGAGCTGCCACAATTGAAACATAAAATTCTCGAAGGCGTAGCTGTCGTCGACGAACCGGCAGCGAAAGTAATAGCTATAGTCGACGGTGATGGTCAGTCCACTGCTCGGAGGCGTTGCGAATGTGACCGGTCCGGTTTGCGGGTCGACGCTATAGGTTGCCGGACTTTGCGTAATGCCGTCGAGGTAAACCGCACTGACAACGTTCGGCGCCACGATCGGCTCTATGAAGCCGCCACCCGGGAGTGCAGTGCCCATTGCCCGCTGCAGTTGGAAAACGGTGGCACTAGCGTTGCCGACACCGATCTGCTGTCCGGCGACGTGATCGTCACTTGGATCGCGAAACAAGAATGTGCCAAAGGCACCCTGGCAGAGCATAAAGAAACCCATTAGGGTTCGCAGCTCGTCGTAGCCGGCTGCCGGATTATCGCGGAGCAAATCGAATATCAGCGTAAACTGCCACAAGGGGTAAGGATAATCGAGCGCCCGTAATTCCCGTCCTGACACCGCGCGCTGCACACGGGTTTGGAAGGTCGGTGACTTGGTGACGCTCCACGCGAGCCCCGGCAGTTCCGGGAAAACCCCAGTGTCTGGCATCAGCTAGCCCGCAGTGCAGAGCCGTTGCGTAGCGCGTTGTTGATCGCTGCGACGAGCGCACCGCCGTTGCTGCGAAAAAATCGCGCCACATCCTGGCTATCCATTGCCGAGACGCCAAAGTTGACGACTACAGGTGAACCAGCGCCGCCGGTATTGGCGCCGTTCGGTGCGGTGATCAAATTTTGAAGACCCTGCGAGATATTGGCCGGCAGCACCATTTCGTTACTGTGAAGCTGGGCGAGCACGCCGCCAGGACCGAGGCTCGGCACCGCCCAGCCGCCTTGCGCGCTCGGCACAATGCCGCCGCGTTCGAAGCCGAATAGGCTACCGATGCCTTTGAAGAGACTGCCCAAGACGCTGCCGCTTGCGCCAAACAGACCGCCGAGCCCGATACTTTCAGCAAGGCCGCCGCCCACGAACTCCTCCCCGGCGCCGGTGAGGCCGCCCGAAAAGTCCTGGTCGCCTGCTCCGAGGAGACTGGCCCCAAATAGGCTGCCAATTTGACCGAAGACACCTTTCACTGCCGAATTGACAAACTCCGCGATGATCGACTGAGCCAGGTTCGCCAGGGCCTTCTGCGCCGTCGTCGTACCGAGAATGATGCCAGTAACAGACGTATCGATCGCGCGTTCGACTGGTGCAACCAAGCCGTCCCATACTTTTTGATTTGCTTCAGCTAATTTGGTGTCGAGTGTTTGCACTTGGCCGACATACTTCTCATAGGCAAGCGCTTGTTGCTCGATTAGTTTTTCTTGGGTGCGGGTATCGTCTTGTGCAGCCTCGAGCTTCTTCTCGTAATAGGCCTGATCGTAAGACCATTTGAGATCGAGGAGCTCTTGCTCTTGGCGAATTTGTTCATTGACCGAAATTTGGCCGTGAGCAGCCTCGCCATCGATCAACGCCTTGTAATTGGCGAATTTCGCATCGGTGACCTTCTGATCGGCGCTGAGTTGGTTGAGTTGATCCCGCTCATTCCGGGCGGTGCCAACCATGGAGGTGCTCGGGATCAATCGGTCACCGATCGATCCGGCGAGACCTGCAGCCCGGGCCTGCAGCGCACCTATACTCGACCCCACCTCGGCGCTGGCCGTGCTGATCTGCAACTGCACCTGTTGGGCCGCGGCTCCAAGCCCCGTGAACTGAGCCCGGATCGCGTCGGTTGCTGCCTGAACCGAATTTGCTGCTGCCTCCATTCCGGACTGCAGATCATCGGTATTGGCGCTGATGACAATGCTGGTTTCGATGTCGGCCATCATAGCCCTTCAAGGACAGAGCACCGGAGGGCGCTGCTTTCTTACCGCCTACGAGCACACCCGAGTGTCATTTGCCGGCTCCCGCGCGACGGCGCAGCTCGGTGAAGTCGAGCACCACCGGAGTGAGGCCGGCATGAACGTCGCCCGAACCAAATCCGGGCCCGAGCTCGGCGAGTAGCACCTCGAGCCCTGAGCTGGTTTTAGGTTCCGGACTTCCGGGAGGCATTTGCACCATTGTGTGCCGATCTTTGCCGACACCGAGATAAGCGCTGATCAGTATGTGAAGCGGGGGATGCTCGGCCCAATATGCAGTGAGCTCTTCGAAATCGAAGAGCGTCATTTCGTCGATTACGGGGTAGGAGTAGCCGCAAGCGGTGGCGAGGAGGCCATAGATAGGTCCCCAGCCCTCCGCACCTCCCGGATCGGGTCCGGAGGTGACCCCGAGTCGGTCGAGCCTGCCCCCGGGCTGGCCCCGGGGGCTACTCCTTCCCCCATGCGGTTATCGCGCAGCTTCAACCCCGAGCCGGTAAGAACAGCATTCAACACCGCGCTGGCATTGCCGAGATCGAGCAGGTTCTCGACCATGTCTGGCGTTGCCTCGGGATAATTGCGTTGCAGTGCAGCAGCAACAATTTCGACGAGCACGCAGATCTGCGTCTCGCCCATTGACGCCCCGATCTCGGTCAATTGCCGCACCTTTGGCATTAGCCGGCGGAGTTGCCCGAGAGTGAGAGGCGGGACCAGCCAATCCCGGCCCCCCATCGCAATCGTTACGCCGGGAAGCATTACTCGACCGTACTCAGATAGCCGATCGTCCCGGAAGCATCGGCGAAAGCCGAGAAATCGAGCTCATGTATCGTCCAGTCGTCGACCTTGGTCGGTAAGGACAACTTGTCGGCCATGCAGGCGTTGAGACGCAAGGCCATCCCGCTACCAGCATAATTAGTGTAGAATGTAGCCTTAAAGGTCGGTGTGGTCCCCATCACTTGGTTCGTGATCGTCAGCTTGTTGCCTGACGTTGTTATGTTGTAAGTATACGGAATCAAAACGCCTCCGCTCGCATCGGCGGAAGAAAAAGTATAGATTCCGGTAGCGAAGTTTACGGAGTATTGACCGGCTCCAGAAGGCGTTGTCACGCGATTGAAGTGTTTGCCGGTGCCGGCGTAGACGACGCCAAGATCGTCGTTGTAATTAGTCGCGTTGGCGACAGTCACTGTATAAGGCGTCACCGCCGGAACGCTGGCGGCCTCGAGCTGGGCGACAGCAAATTGGCCGGTGGCTGGGGTGAGCCCAAAGAAGATGTCAGAATAAAGCAATCCGAGGATCTGGGCGAACTTCGCCTTACCGGTGATCTTACCTTGGCCGCGGGCTATCGCCACGGGGAACTGAAGCTGCCCGTAAAGCGGCTTGTCGGTCCAATCGAAATCAATCTGGATATCCTGAAGCACGCCGAACTGGCGTGGGCCGATCCCGGACCCGATCACGTCGCTGCGTTCGCCCCAAACCGCACCAGTGCCGAAGCTCAATTGCATTTCATGTACTCCCTTTCAAAAGCCGCTTCAGCATCTCCTTGGCTGCATGGGCGACATTCCAGGCTTGCGTATCGCGGGCGATCGCCGAGCCCGGGAAATGGTCATCCCACCAGCGTTCGATCAGCTGGTCTATCGCAGGAGCCTTGACCAGCGGTACGATATGGCTTTGATCGCTTTGATCAATATCCTCAGGAAGAGACACACTTGCTTCAGACCCTGCCACGGCCATCGGGTACTCCTACGAATAGGGTTTATTACAGCAGGAGAGAAACCCAGATTTCGGGTACTTCTCTTTGCTCTAACGTGTGTCCTCGGGTTGTGTGGTCAGACGCACAAGATCTCGACCGGGACGATCGCAATCGCCTGATCGCCGAGCACGCCCTCATCAGTCTCGACCTTTCCG